CCGTGGATTCCACTTACAGAACAAGAAGATATTGTAGTAAATCCAGATTGGGTTGTTTCTATTGTGGAACCAGCAACAACACTAAAAAAATCTTATGAGGAAAAAGTTTATGGAAGAGGAAACAAAGAGTCGAGTGATTCAAGTCTTGATACTCCAGAATCAGTTGAATTTAATAACTGAGATTGAAGAAGTTCTTGTTGATTTTGGTGAACCGAACTGCAAATTGACAAAACCATACTTGATTTGTAATGATGGAAGTCTTTCTCCTTGGTTAAAGACATTTACAAATGATACAGAAATTATGATGAGTTCGGACAAGATTTTAACACTTGTTGAACCAAATGGTAAATTACTTGATGAATACACTGAACTTACAAAATGAGATTTTATACCAACGTCTATGAAAAATTTAATAAAATGTTGGTTCGTGGTTATGATAATGGGGAGTATTTTCAAATAGAAGAAGAGTATCAACCAACTCTTTTTGTTTCTTCAAAGAAAAAATCAAAGTACAAAACACTTGATGGGTATGCAGTAGAACCTATTCAACCTGGGAAAATTTCTGACTGTAGGGAATTTCTTGAAAAATATTCAAAGGTTGATGGGTTTACTGTTTATGGGAATGACAACTATAAAGCACAATATATTTCCGATAAGTATCCAGAAGAAGAAATTAAGTTTGATATTACTAAAATTAGGTTAGTGACGATTGATATTGAGGTTGCTGCAGAGGGTGGATTTCCGAATGTTTTTGATTGTGAAGAAGAAATACTCACAATATCTATTCAGAACTATTCAACAAAAAAAATTATTTGTTTTGCAAATGGTAGATCGTACAACAATACACGTAAAGACGTATCTTATATCCACTGCACTGATGAGATTGATTTGATTAATCGTTTTCTTGCATTTTGGGAACAAAATACTCCAGATGCAGTTACTGGGTGGAATTGTGAATTGTATGATATTCCTTATATTGCAGGACGTATTGAAAGAATTCTTGGGGAAAAAGAAGCACGTCGTCTTTCTCCTTGGGGGAATATTCGTAGAAAAGAATTGGTAATTCAGGGAAGAGAGCAAATTTCTTACGAAGTTGCTGGTGTTTCAATCATTGATTATCTTGATTTGTATAAGAAATTTACTTATACAAATCAGGAGTCGTATCGTCTTGACCATATTGCTTTTGTTGAACTTGGGCAGAAAAAACTTGATCACTCTGAATTTGATACTTTCCGAGATTTTTATACAAAAGATTGGCAAAAGTTTGTTGATTATAACATTAAGGACGTTGAGCTTGTTGACCAGTTGGAAGATAAGATGAAACTTATTGAATTGTGTTTAACTATGGCATATGATGCTAAAGTTAATTATAATGATGTGTTTTATCAAGTAAGAACTTGGGATGCTATTATTTACAATTATCTTAAGAAACGTAACATTGTTATTCCCCCAAAAGATAAATCATCAAAGGATGATAAATTTGCAGGAGCATATGTCAAAGAACCGATTCCTGGAAAGTATGATTATGTTGTAAGTTTTGATTTGAATTCACTTTATCCCCACCTGATTATGCAATACAGCATAAGCCCTGAAACTCTTGTGAGTATGAGTGATATTAACAATCGTATTGCAGAATTGGAGAAAATGCTGTAAAATATCCACACTATATAAATAATAATGTGTGGATACAATAAAATAAATGCAACCAAAGTTTAATATAACAAAAGAACAACTACACCAACTTTATATTATTGAAAACAAAAGTCGTAAAGAATGTGCTGAATTTTTTGGGTGCTCTGATCCACTTATAAAGCAAAAAATACGAAAGTATGGACTACAAAAACCTAAGCATTTAGAGAATAAAAATAAAGAGAGAAAGGAAATTCTTTATTGTGAAAAATGCGGTTCTCCTTTTTTAGTCAGTAAATTTAGGGCAACAAATGATAAATGGAGACTTCAATTTTGTTCTCATTCTTGTTCTTCTAAATTTAGATATTTGGGGGAAGATCATAAAAGAGCATTAAGAAATTCTCATGCCTCATTAAGGAGAAGTAGAATTAGATCTGCATTTGATGAAACTGCAGATCAAGAAAAAATAAATGTATTTTATAAAGAGGCAGTTAGATTAAGTGAGAAAACTGGTATTCCACATGAAGTAGATCACATCATTCCAATTTCAAAGGGAGGAAAACATCATGAAAATAACCTACAAATATTGACTGCAATTGAAAATCGTAAAAAGTATAATAAACTATATGAACAATAATATGTGGAAAGATGTTCGTCAAATGTCCCTTCAAGAAATTAAGGAGGAATTGGAAGCACTTAAAAAGGTAAGAGAACTTTCTGCAAAAGTGAGTGTAGACAAACTTCTCAAACAAGAGTTGGATTTTGAACCCTTAAGGAAAGTAAATTTCACTATGACTGCAAATGGGGCACTTTATCGTAGGGTAAAGGGGTTTCTTCCTGAATTGATGGAGAAAATGTATAATGACAGAGTAGTTTTTAAAAAGAAAATGCTTGTTGCCAAACAGCAGTATGAAAAAACTCCCACTAAAGAATTGGAAAAAGAAATTGCTCGTTGCAACAATATTCAGATGGCAAAAAAGATTTCTTTGAACTCTGCTTATGGTGCTATTGGTAATCAGTATTTCCGTTATTATAAACTAGCAAATGCTGAGGCAATCACTTTGTCTGGACAAGTATCAATTCGTTGGATTGAAAGTAAAATGAATCAATATCTAAATAGGATATTAAAATCCAAAGATGTTGATTATGTCATTGCTTCTGATACCGATTCCATTTATCTTAATATGGGTCCTTTGGTTGAAAATGTATACAAGGGAAGAGAGACGACTCGTGAAAAAGTTGTTGGGTTCCTTGATAAGATCTGCAAAATGGAACTTGAACCTTATATTGAAAGTTCTTACCAAGAACTGGCTGAGTATGTAAATGCTTATGCACAGAAAATGCAGATGAAACGAGAGAATATTGCCGATCGTGGAATCTGGACTGCAAAGAAAAGGTATATTCTTAATGTTTGGGATTCCGAAGGAGTTAGATATGAGCAACCAAAACTTAAGATTATGGGACTTGAAGCAGTCAAATCATCAACTCCAGCACCTTGTCGTCAAATGATTAAGGATGGTCTTAAACTTATTATGACAAAGACTGAAGATGATTTGATTGACTATATTGATCGATCAAGAAAAAAATTTAATAGTCTTTCGGTGGAAGAGATTTCGTTTCCAAGAACTGTGAATGATGTTGTAAAACACAAAGCAGTTAATACCATTTATGGAAAAGGAACACCAATTCACGTTAGGGGTGCTCTTCTTTACAATCACATAATTAAGGAGAAAAAACTGGATAAGAAATATGCAACCATTCAAAATGGTGAAAAAATAAAATTTTGTTATCTTAAACTTCCTAATCCAATTCGTGAGAATGTAATATCTTACGTTCAAGAATTTCCTAGAGAACTGGGATTGGACAAATATATTGATTATGAGTTACAATTTAATAAAGCATTTTTGGAACCAATGAGAGTCATTCTTGACGCAATTGGTTGGAGAATAGAAAAAACTTTAACTTTAGAATCATTTTTTGCCTAATGGATTTGCCAATCACTGAGAGAGAATTTAAAAAAATTCTTGAATTACTTGAAAAAACTGATGAAAGGCATTTATATAATAAATTGTGGACATTTAATTTTAATAGGAAAAAATAATTATGGATTTTTTAAAAGATATTGTAAAAGAAATTGGAGGTGAGTATACACAACTTGCCTCCGACATTGATGAAACTGAGACTTATGTTGATACGGGTTCTTACATCTTTAACGCACTGGTTTCAGGTAGCATATTTGGTGGTGTATCTGGCAATAAGATTACTGCTATTGCTGGAGAGTCTTCTACTGGAAAGACTTTCTTCTCTCTCGCTGTGGTTAAGAATTTTCTTGATAATAACCCCGATGGTTATTGTCTCTACTTTGATACTGAGGCTGCTGTAAGTAAATCATTACTTCAAGGTCGTGGTCTTGATATTAGTAGAATTGTTGTAGTTAATGTAGTCACTATTGAAGAGTTTAGAAGCAAAGCACTCAAAGCAGTAGATTTATATCTAAAGAAAAAGGAAGGAGAACGCAAACCTTGTATGTTTGTTCTAGATTCTTTGGGAATGCTTTCCACAGAGAAAGAAATTGAAGATGCGCTAAATGATAAGCAAGTCAGAGATATGACCAAATCTCAACTTGTGAAGGGTGCATTTAGGATGCTTACTCTTAAACTTGGACAAGCAAAGATTCCTATGATTGTTACTAATCATACATATGATGTCGTGGGGTCGTATGTTCCTACAAAAGAAATGAGTGGTGGTAGTGGACTTAAATATGCAGCATCTTCTATCATTTATCTTTCTAAAAAGAAGGAGAAGGATGGAACAGAAGTTGTTGGTAATATCATAAAATGTAAGACACAAAAGTCTCGTTTGAGTAAAGAAAATAAAGAAGTGGAGGTTCGTTTGTATTATGATGAACGTGGTCTTGATAAGTATTATGGTCTTTTGGATTTGGCAGAAAAATACGAAATTTTTAAAAAGGTGGGAACTCGTTATGATGTTGGAGACGGCACAACTCAATTTGGAAAAACTATTAATGAAAATCCAGAGAAGTACTTCACACCAGAAGTAATGCAAGCACTTGATGAGGCA